CTTTCGGAAGACCTGACCCAATCGTAGAGTTTGCAGACAAACTCAAAAGAATGGGTGGTAAAGAAGATTACCGTGAGGCTAAAAAGATGGAGCCAAAATTGAGAACTTTTGTACCAGTAATCGTAAGGGGATTGGAACATGAAGGAGTTAAATTTTGGGGATTTGGTAAAACCGTTTATCAGGAGTTATTAGGTTATTTTGCTGACCCGGATTACGGTGATTTATCTCATCCAATTAATGGTAGAGATATTGTAGTAGATTATGTTGCACCGGAGGGTGGGGCATCTTATCCAATTACAACCATTAGAGTAAAACCCAACTCTACTAAATTACACGACGAGGATAATAAAATTAGAGCCTTGTTGGAAAATCAAAAAGACATTACAACTATTTATTCTGAATTATCTTACGATGAATTGAAGAAAATTTTAGAGAATTGGTTAAGTGGAAACACAACTGATGATACTGAAACTTCTACAACTCAAGAAACTGTGGTTGCTAAAACCGAACAATCAGTAACCGATTCGTTTGATTTTGATTCTACACCTCATCAGTTAGATGAAGTAACAGAAAAGAAAAAAGCACAACCAAAAACATCTGATTTACCTTGGAATGATGAAAAACCATCGGTAGCTAAAACTACTCAGCAGGTAGCAGATGCATTCGAAGATTTATTCAAATAATATAGATTATGGCAAAAACCGATTTAGCAGACATTTTGGTCGATAGTCTGAACAAAAAACAAAAAGACCAGAAAATTGCCTTTTATTTAGATGATGATTCAGAGGGGGCTCCAACTAATGTAAATGGTTGGATTTCCACTGGAGCTGCTATGTTAGATGTTGCTATTTCTAACCGACCATATGGTGGTATTCCAATAGGGAGAATCACCGAACTAACGGGTTTAGAGCAAAGTGGTAAATCTCTGTTATCTGCTCATCTTTTAGCGGAAACTCAGAAGCAAGGTGGAATTGCAGTGTTGATTGATACTGAAACCGCGGTTAGTAGAGAATTCTTTGATGCGATTGGTGTAGATGTATCTAAATTGTTGTACGTTTCAGTAGATACAGTTGAAGATATTTTTGAAACCATTGAAACCATTATTGAAAAGGTTAGAGAGAAAGATGCACAAAAATTGGTTACAATTGTTGTGGATTCAGTAGCAGCAGCATCTACAAAAAAAGAAATGGAAGCCGATTACGGTAAAGATGGTTATGCAACTGATAAGGCAATTATCATCTCAAAAGCGATGAGAAAAATTACTAATACTATTGGTAGACAAAAAATCGCGGTAATCTTTACAAATCAATTAAGACAAAAGTTGGGAGTAATGTTTGGTGACCCTTGGACAACAAGTGGCGGTAAGGCGTTGGCATTCCATGCATCAGTCCGTTTAAGATTAAAGAATGTTGGTCAAATTAAAATGAAGGTCGGTGGTAATGATAAAATAGTTGGAATATCAGTTAGAGCACAAGTTGTTAAAAACCGATTAGGGCCACCATTGCGTTCCGCTGATTTTGATATCTTCTTTGATAGAGGTATTGATAACTATGGAAGTTGGCTGACAGTAATGAAAGAAAACAAATTAGTTAAACAAGGTGGCGCGTGGTATGAATATAATGATACTGATACCGGTGAAGTAATCAAATTCCAATCAAAAGATTTCATTAAGATGATGATGGATAATGTTGAATTAAGAGAACAGATTTATAAGAAAATTTGCGAACTTACAATTATTCAGTATAAGAAAGATACTTATGATATCGAAAATATGGAAGTTGATAGTGCATTGCCGAATGAAGTAGAATAATGAACAACATTTGAATATTTGGTGATTTATACTCAAATATAATTGTGAAAGGCAAACCAAAGTAGAGATAATAATGGTTGCCTTTCCATTTATTCTGAGTTAGAAAATTTTTTGGGGTATCAACAACAAAACTTGGCCAAATCTGGCATATCAAATAAACAAATATTTTCTCATTTATTTAGTCATCAATTAAATTTGATGAACTTTTATTTTAAATTTTTATCTAATTTAAAATCTATTGCTGGATTTTTAAAAGAAAAAGAAATCCTATTTAAAATACTTTTATAAATGAATTTAAAATATAAAAATTTATTAAAAGAAATAGATAAAGAACACTCGGTTATTAGAACTCGTAATTCAAAAGTTCTATTTGTAGATGGTCTTAATACATTTTTTCGTTGTTGGAGTACAAACCCTACAATGAATGAAGATGGTGAACACGTAGGTGGAGTAGTTGGGTTTCTTAAATCATTAGGAATGGTTATTCGAAATGAAAATCCAACGAGGGTAGTTGTAGTTTTTGATGGAAAGGGTGGCTCTCAAAAAAGAAGACAAATATTTTCAAATTACAAAGCGGATAGAAAAGTAAAATTCAGAGTTAATCGTCAATATGATGATATGATGAGTGAAGAAGATGAGCAAATTAGTTTGAAAAGGCAGATAAGTTGGTTAGGTAATATTTTAAATATTTTACCAATTACAACTATGGTGTATGATAATATTGAAGCCGATGATGTAATTGGATATCTATCTAAGCAAGTTTTAACTAAAGAAGAAAATGGATTAATACTTTCATCTGATAAAGATTTTTTGCAATTAGTATCAGATAATATTAATGTTTGGAATCCCCTTAAAAAAGAAAAGATCACAAAAGAAAGATTGGTTGAATTATACGGTTTTCATCCTGAAAACTTTATTTGGTATAGAGTTTTAGATGGTGATAAATCAGATAATATTGATGGAGTAAAAGGGTGTGGTTTAAAAACACTTAAAAAAAGATTACCATTATTTGAAGGTGATAAGAGAGTAACAATTGATGAACTATTAGAGGCTGCTGAATTAGAAAAAGATAAATACAAAGTTTTTCAAACTATCATTGATAGTAAAAATATTATTGAAAGAAACTTTTATTTAATGCAATTAGATAATCCGGATATAAGTGGGACTACTAAATTAAAAATTATAGAAAAATTTAGAGAAGAAGTTGAATCATTGGATAAAATGAAATTCATAGGATTGGGAATGAAATATAAGATATTACAAAATTGGATTGATGTAAATGATTGGTTAAGAAGTTCATTTGGAAACCTTATTTTAAAATAATTTGGAAAATAAAAAAATATACAATACATTTGTTTTATGGGTGAAAATGTAGATAATCTATCAAAGTATGGACAAAGCTATCAAACAAAGGTAGTTGCGAATTTAATCATTGATAGACCTTTTTTAGAACAAGTATCTGATATATTAGAAACAAAATATTTTGAAGCAGATACTAATAAATGGGTTGTTGAATTAACTAAAAAATATTTTAGTAAATATAAAAACACTCCTACAACTGATTATTTTAAAACTGAAGTTCAAAAAATTTCTGATAATACTTTAAAACAAAATGTATTAGGGCAACTTAAAGTAGTTTATCAGAATATGCAGCAAACTGATAAAGAATGGGTCAAATCTGAATTTGTAACATTTTGTAAAAATCAAAATTTTAAAAATGTAATTCTTAATTCAGTTGAATTACTTAAGAGTGGGCAGTTTGATAAGATTGAAAAAATGGTAAAAGATGCAGTTAAAGTTGGACAGGCTGCTGATTTAGGATTAGATTACAAAGAAGATATTGAAGTTCGTTTTGAAGAAGTAAATCGAAGAACAGTTGCAACTAATTGGGATGTAATTGATGAATTGATGGATGGTGGATTAGGGCCAGGAGAATTAGGAGTTATTGTTGCACCATCGGGTATTGGAAAAACATGGGTTTTAGCTGCGTTGGGGGCAACCGCAGTTAAAGCTGGAAAAAATGTATTACATTATACATTAGAACTTACACAAAATTATGTAGGCCAGAGATATGATACTATATTTACTTCTATTCCATCCTCTGATTTAAAAAGAAATAAAGAACAAATTAAGGAAAAGGTAAGTAAATTAAGAGGTGGATTAATGATTAAATATTATCCACCAAAAGGAATTACCTCCAACACAATTGCTGCACATATTGATATGGTTAGACAAACAAAGTTCCAACCTGATTTAATTATTATTGATTATGCAGATTTATTAGTATCCACAAGTTCAAAGAATAATTCAGATTATGCTGAACAGGGCGGTATCTATATTGATTTAAGAGCAATGAGTGGTGAGTATCAAATACCTATTTGGACAGCATCTCAAACAAATA